ATCAAATCGTGCGTAAAGTCGCACAAGTCATTGAAACAAAGAAAAAGGTGAAAGTGAAGCCGAACACCATTAAAGAGCAATTGATGCTCTTTGTGAATTGTATCGTGGAAAATCCGCATTTTGATAGTCAGACCAAAGACTGTTTAAACACGGCGATTTCCAACTTTGGTTCAACAGCTACAGTTTCAGATACATTTGTTGAAAAACTGCTTAAAATGGGGGTTATGGAACGGGCAATGTCATTGACAGACATCAAAGACAACAAAGAAACCAAGAAAACAGACGGAAAGAAGACCCGCACGATATACGGAATTCCTAAACTAGTAGATGCCAATCAGGCAGGAACAACGAAATCCGCAAAATGTACGTTAATCCTTTGTGAGGGAGACAGTGCCAAATCCGGTGTCATATCTGGTCTATCTAAAGAAGACCGTGATACGATAGGTGTCTATCCTTTAAGAGGCAAATTAATGAATGTGCGAGATATGACATCTACTCGTATTGCGTCTAATAAAGAAATCACCGAACTGAAGAAAATTCTGGGATTAATTTCAAATAAGAAATATGAAACGGATGAAGATTTTGTCACACTCAGATATGGGTCTATTCTTGTATTGACAGATGCGGATGTAGACGGTCACCACATCAAAGGTCTCGTGATTAATATGTTCCATACATTATGGCCGACGCTTATGAAACGCGAAGGATTTATCCGATTTATGAATACGCCTATTTTGAAAGCAACAAAAGGAAAAACAGTGAAATCATTCTATCAAGAGGGCGAATTTGAGGAATGGAAATCATCCATTTCAGATTTCAAAAAGTGGTCTATCAAATACTATAAGGGATTAGGCACATCCACTGCTCCCGAATTCAGGGAGTATTTCAAATCCAAAAAAGAAATGATGTGTCAGCACAGTTCAGAGTGTGATAGAACGATTGATATGGTATTCAACAAGAAACGCGCCGATGACCGTAAAGAATGGTTGGCGAATTATGATAAGCATTCGCGTCTAGATTATTCATCACAAACAATTATCTATCGCGATTTTGTCAATAAAGAACTCATTCATTTCTCCAAATATGACAATGAACGGTCAATTCCGTCTATAGTAGATGGATTGAAGACATCACTTAGGAAAATCCTCTATTGTGCGTTTAAACGTAATCTCACAAAGGAAATCAAGGTGGCTCAATTCGCGGGATATGTGGCCGAACATTCTGGATATCATCACGGCGAACAATCCCTGAATGGGGCCATTGTTGGAATGGCACAGGACTTTGTGGGTTCAAATAATATCAATCTATTGATGCCAATAGGACAATTTGGAACTCGTCAATGTATGGGTAAAGACAGTTCAGCAGAAAGGTATATATTCACATATCTAAATCCGACAACGTTTAAAATCTATCGTCCAGAAGACCAACCGATTTTGAACTATTTGAACGACGATGGGTTCAAAGTAGAACCCGAATTTTATATCCCGATTATTCCAATGATATTAGTGAATGGTAGCATTGGGATTGGAACGGGATATAGCACAACCATTTTATCCTATAAACCCACCGATATTATTGACTATATAACACAACAACTCTTAAATGAAAACAGCATTACCGAATTCACGCCCTATTATAAGGGATATACTGGAACGATTGAAAAGATAGACAGCACAAAATGGTTATTCCGTGGAAACTGGTCGCAAACAAAGTCGGCAACCATTCATATAACAGAATTGCCGATTGGTATGGCAACAGAGAAATATATAGAACATTTGGAAGAATTGAGAGAAGGAATAACCGTTAGAAAAAAGGTGGCGGATGATACGGAAAGTGTTGTATCCGATGCATCCGCTAAAACAAAAGAAAAGAAACAAGTGAAGATGATTAAAGATTACAAGAACAATAGCACAACGGAGAAAATAGATATACAAGTGACATTCCCGAATGATGATGTGCTTTCAAAACTAATGACAAAAAAGACATACTTATCACCAACCGTATATGTAACTGAATTGGAGAAAATCCTATCACTAACAAAGACGGAAACAACGACGAATATGGTTCTGTTTGATGAACAACAGAGAATTAAAAAGTATAATTGTGTAAGCGATATTATAGACGAATATATTCCTATTCGTTTAAAATATTATAAAATTCGCAAGGCACATCAATTAGAAGCATTGGAAATGGAATATATATTATTATCTAATAAGGCACGTTTCATTGAAGAACAATTACATAATACATTGGATTTGAAAGGAAAGAAGAAGGATTGGGTGATTGAAGAACTAACAAGACGCAACTATCATCCAATTGATGAGGAATTCAATTATTTAAGACATATGCATATTGATAGTGTGATTGAAGAAAATATCTTGAAATTACGTCAAGAACGGGATCATAAACTAACAGAATTAGAGACATTGAAGGCAACTACTGAAATACAATTATGGCAAAGGGAATTGGCCGAGCTGAAAAAGGCAATCTAATTGAAACGATTTTAATGTTTATTCTTTTGTTAAATGTCATATAAACTCTCCTACGCTATATATACTACAATCGCAATATTTACTCTAATTCATAATCAAAATGATAAAGAACAGATTTTCACAACCGCCATATATTTATCATTCCTATGTATTTATATGATGCTTATAAATCATATTCGTCCCCATTCGGCGCATTTATATAAACATCTTATAGATATCTATGCCTTACTCTATCATAGAGAAAATGCCCTATTTATAATGATGTCATATCAAGTATATGAATTGATATGGCAATATGAGAAATATAATCGTCCAAATCCACAAGTTCCATTTTAGCGCCGCTTTCTCGTCGTAGAACGCGGATTATACTTTAAAAACAAATATTCCCATTCTTTTGTTTTTCGTTTGTGTTTCAATTCGCGATATTTCTCTGCCTTCTCTCTGCGAATGTCTTGAAGAGATTTCTGAAGGCCAATACACGACAGACTAAATCGTTTTAAAATACCCCGTTGATTTCGCAATGATTTGGACATCATTTCCATCAAGAATTGCGCCATACATAGAATACGGTTCTTGTCGTAATATTCTTTATCCACATAAATAAACGCTAAATAGAAGCGTAATATTGTATCTATGGTAGCAATGCGAATGACTTGGTCACCTAAATTCACCATATTATAACTATAACACGCATCGGGTTTATAAATCATTGCGATTAGATGTTCATATAGGAAAATCTGATAATGTTCGGGAACGAGTTCCCCAATTTGTTTATGTTTTTTAATACGAATATCCCCGAAATTATAATGTTCACTCAATTTGGTTTTTAATAAGTTTGCCGATATTCTCGGGTTCATAGAAAACACATCAAAATCGGCAATTCGTTTTAAAGGAGTTGTGTTTTTTCCATATTTAACAAATAGACGATTTGCGTATGAACCCAAGAATACGAGTTGTTCTTCTATAAAATGATTTCGCACAATATAAAACAATTCTTCATTTTGCGCATCTGTTAAAAACGGATTGCGCCGTTGATAAACGACATTCTCGCATATTTCCTCCATAGGAAAATGAGTATTCAATAACTGTAGTCGCTTGGATATTTTTTCCCATCTGGAAATATCACCGGTTGGACGGGATAATTCCAAATATATCGCCATCTTTAAATAGGTGGGCGGAGCATAATGAACTCCGCCAATATTAATACTTTCTTTTATAAGATTGGTAAAAATTGGACGCACCATTTGGGTTATATCCATAATTTGAATGAAATCCACATATACTTTAAATGTTCCTATATGAATGCCCGATTTTGCTTCTACGTGATTAAATCCTTCTTGATTATATCTATCTGCGAGTTCTTTCGCGTCTAATAACGCGGTTGAACTATAAGCATCATAATCGGGAAAATCAGTGGGTTTATAAAATTGGACGGTAGAGGGTAATATATTATTAATTGCTAATCCGCCATATACGAGCTAACTTCTTTTCAATAATAAAATCCCNTNGCAATTTGAATGATTTTCTGTATATGGGGGTTCATTGCGATGTTCTTGTTCTGTTCTTCCTTTACATTTTGAAGTGCCCGTTCCAATATAAATAGTTCGCATTGTTGCGAATTTAATTGAGGGGGACATTTCCGTGTTTTAGACATATATATTATGCGTATTTAATTCTCTATGGAGTTTCCAGATATATCCGTTCTATAGTTGCGAATATCATAGCGACATACAGGACACGCCACATTGGTTTCAAACCAACGCGTTAGATTTTCCTCTCTAAATATGTGCCCGCAATGACGAATACGCATAATATCGTCATCTTCTGTGAATTCGCTCATATCAATGGGACATGTTGTCTGCGTATTTCCAGACAAATCGCGATACATTAGAGTTTCAGTTGCGGTATCAATCTGTTCTTGTGTTGGTCTCACTGTGACACGACTATTCAAGAATTGTGATAGACGAGTGAATATAGACCCAATTCCCGCATTGGATTGTTCGGGAACTGTAAATGTATAAAATTCCACAGTATCAGCGGGTTGTTCACGATTTAAATATGTAGTCACGAATTCGCGCACTCGTTCACTACTAGACAAATATTGATTTTGAATTGCCGATTGCTGACGCAATAATACGTTCATATTCATTGTTATAGACTGCTGTTGTTGACGGCAATACTCCATCGTCTCCAAATCGTGTAAGTATCCCATATAAGCCATTCGCTCACGAATGGTCATATTAGATGGCATATTAATTCTCATATATGAAGTTATAGAATAATTATTTTTATATTATCAATTGAATTATAATTAAATTCATTTTGTGTATATACAACAAATATGAAGTTTCTACTTACGGATTTGAAACAATTCAGCGACCGAGGTCTAACTGGACTTCGCAATTTAGGGAATACGTGTTATATGAATTCTATCCTACAATGCCTATCACATACGTATGAACTCCACGAGTTTCTACAGAAAATGTCAAGAGGCGAAATACATATGAATGAGAAGATTGATAGCGTTTTGCTACACGAATTTGAAAAACTCCATACATTGATGTGGTCAAAGAATTGTACGGTATCGCCCGCTGGTTTTCATTCTCGTTTCCAATCCATTGCAAAAGTGAAGAATTACGACCAATTTGTAGGAATGCATCAAAACGACGCAACGGAATTTCTTCAATTTGCGTTGGATACATTCCACGATGCGCTAAAACGTCCCGTATCTATAGAAATAACGGGAACAGTTACAAATGAAATGGATAAAATCGCAAAATCATCGTATGAGATGATAAAGACAATGTATGAAAAAGAATATTCCCCCATTATTGAGAATTTCTTCAATATTCAAGTCACCCGCATTTTAGATATGAAAGAAGGACGACCCGACCTATCCACCATCTTATCCATTCGTTCTGAACCAATGATGCTGATTAATCTACCAATTCCTACACCGCGATTTGTAGAGCAGAACCATCGTTATCGCGGTATAACCAATCCCGCACTCACTATATACGACTGTTTTGATTTTTACACTTTACCAGAAGTGATGTCAGGCGACAATCAATGGTTTAATGAGGAAACCAATAAAAAGCAGGATGTCGCACGACAAACATCCTTCTTCCAATTTGCGGATATATTGGTGATTGATTTGAAACGATTTAGCAACCACTATACGAAAAATTATATGCAAGTGGATTTTCCGATGATGAATTTAGACCTCTCTCATTATGTGATTGCGAATAATGGAAATAAGTTTGTATATGATTTATACGCAGTGTGTAATCATTATGGCGGACTTCAAGGAGGACATTATACTGCGTGTGTAAAAGTGGGCGGAGAGCGATGGATGATATTTAATGACGAGCAAATCCATCCTATTCCAGAAGAAAAGGTGAAAACTCCTGCCGCATATTGTTTGTTCTATCGTAGACGAGTGACATCGTAAAAATTAATATATTCAAATAGTATAAGAATTATTTTTTACGATGTATGATTTAAGACCCATTGAATATCCTGCGTCCCTATATAATTATGTGGATGACCGTGTTAGAGCAAATCCAGTCGTATTAATCGCAATTGTTTTAATCATTTTAGTATATTATTTTCTCTCTACTTCTCTCGTGGTACAGGATAGAAAAGGGATATCAAGAGGTGTAGAATATGCGGGGTTGATGTTTCGCGGTGAATCATCAACAGGTGCTAAATTTGCGGAAATGTTTATTTGGATTGTATTCCTTCTTTTAATCTTTGCGAACGCCTTTTCTTACTTTTTCAAAATCAATATTAAGACCGCTATACAAAATTTATTCAGTCCAGAACCCGAAATAGATATTGTTGTAGACCAGTCCCAGATTAGTAATGAACCAACTATACCCGAAATTCGCATTCAAAAACAGGTGTTCCACGTCCCCGATAATCAATATACTTATGATGAAGCTCGTGCGGTGTGTGAGGCATACGGTGCGCGTTTAGCAACCTATGACGAGGTAGAAGACGCATATAATAAGGGCGCAGAGTGGTGTGGTTATGGATGGAGTGAGAACCAACAAGCACTATTCCCCACACAAAGAGAGACGTGGAAGAAACTTCAAACGATTAAAGGACACGAACACAACTGCGGACGAACAGGAGTAAATGGTGGATTTATTGGAAATCCAAATGTGAAATTCGGTGCGAATTGTTATGGATACAAACCATTTATGACACCAGAAGAAGAACGAATTATGGCGGAAACCCGTCCCTATCCCATTACCAAGAAGGACATCAAGAGAGAACAACAAGTGAATAAATACAAGAAGGAATTGGATAAAATCCACGTATCGCCCTTTAATCGGACAACGTGGAGTGTGGTTTAATAATATTCTCTTTAATGTTTTGCCGTTGAAGTCCGTATTTAACATAATGGGGCAAAATTGCCAACATATTCATATAGGTCTGATATTTCAATACAGACATACTTGTGAGTTCGTCAAATTGGACGGAATACCACCAATAGCTGGGAATAAATAAGATGTCTTTGGGCGTTAAAATGACTTCCAATGTCTTTATTTTTGCCATATTACTCATTTTGTGTTTTGGAAAGAGTTCGCTCTTTTCGTCACCCCATAGATAAGGAGCATAGTTATATTCAGTGCGGAACTCCATATTTTCATAGTCTTTGATTAGATCCAAATATCGCGTATAATGGGGCGAAATCAGTTTCACTCTTACTTTACCCTGAGACACCATTAAGAATGTGCGATAATCCAAATTGTATCTAAAGGGTGTGATTGTTTTTGTGAAACCAATCCATACATCAAATGTATTCCGAGCACACATAGAAGGCCGAAAATAGGTGTCTTCACGGCGAATGCGTTTCAATACTCCCGTTTCATTTAAGAATTCGGCATTATCCTCGCTAAAGTATTGATGTTTAGGGTCGTGTTCAACGAGTTGAATGGCCTCTTTTAAGGACAAAGGAAGATACAACTCTTTTGCTCCATCTTCATAAATATTTTGACGAATTCGCACATCAAATGCCCCATAGAGTTCATCCAGTCGTTTCAATTCGGTTTCAAACACAATGCCTTTTCCTTCTTCAAGAGGAAGCATAACGGGTTGTTTAAGGTCACATATTTCTTCAAATCGGTCTTTCGCAGGGAGATTATCCAACTGAAATACTTCTAAATCCTCGCTCGTTTTCAAATGGAACATGATGTGTATGTAAAAAAATAGGACTATTAAAAATACGCACGCAGAGAGAAAATAATACCAAGTAGATGCCATTGTATTCATTATTTATTGTAGATAAATAATAAATTCAGTTCATTAAAACTTATTCAAGTTCCATTTTAGAGGCAATATAAAATCGCAAATAGGAATTATTTTCTAAATCCCAGTGAATTCTTAGAGGCAATTCCTTACTCATTTCAACCGACACTGTATCATAGGATGACGACATTTCTAAGCATTTTGTGAGGAATTTGAGAGAATATTTAGTGGAAATGATTTCGCCTTCTACAATAGAATATCCCTCTACATTATCTAATGTTAATTCTATATTGGCCGTTCCTTCTTCTCCAATGACATCAAATCGGATTTTATCATCAGAACATTCTATTTTAATGTCGTCGCTAAACATTGACATCTTTTTTAATAATGAGGATAGTTCAGCCGATTTGAATTTCATTTCTACATCCCATTCGGCGGATTCGGGAACTTCCAACCAGTCTTGGTCTACATTTATAAACGGAACGGTAAATTCACTTTTTCGTTTTGGTGTTTTATGAGTAACAATTAATATATCATCGCGATAATAAAACACGCATTCATCACCGTCATTCATATCAAATGACGACAACACTTTTTCTAACATTCTTAAATTTATATTAATGAGTTCTTTATCTCCTTCTTCTAATTCGTATTCATCAAACCAACTATTTGATAACACCATATGAAACAGGGTTACTTGTGCGGAGTCCATTCCTTGTATATTTAGTCCATCGTGTTTAACATATGTATGTAAATGTTCGCTAAAATTCTTTAGTAACTTGACAATTTTATTAAATACATTAAATATTACTTTTCTGCGAATAATAAACTTCATTCTCTTATAGAATATATTAGGCAATCATTTTCATTTCAATTTTGGGATGATAATTATAATTGTGAATTTTGAAATCATTTAACGAATATTCATCTATTTTCTCTCTGGTTCTCTCTATGGTTAGTTTCGGGAAACTTAAAGGTTTCCGTTTTATCTGTTCTTTTAACATTGGAATATGCGTTTCATAAATATGTGCGTCGCCTAAATTATAAATGAAATCTCCACATTTATATCCTATATGATGTGCTATAAGACACGTCAGAAAACTATAGGAAGCAATATTGAATGGAACTCCTAAACCGACATCTCCGCTTCTCTGATAGAGAGAACACGACAATTCCATTTTAGAATTCACCGACATTTGAAAGAGAATATGACACGGTGGGAGCGCCATTAAATCCAATTGTTGTGGGTTCCAAGCAGTCACAATATGTCTTCTAGAAAAGGGGTCTTCTTTTAATCCATTGATTAACTGTTGGATTTGGTCTAT